CCGCCGCCACCTCCAGCACCACCACTACCACTTCCTACGGTTGGGGCTACTCGCTTTGAAGTATCGCTATCACTATATATATCCCTAAATGTTGTAACTAAATGAGGGTCTAAACTTTGAATCTTTGTTGTTGCATTTGTAGAGTCACCTCCACTGGCTCCAGAACTATTAGAACCGCCAACACCAGCACCAGCATTTGCACTTCCAGGCTGACCTGCGCCTCCTCTGCCTCCAGCCTTTCCGTTAATTCCTTCAAGGGTATCTACACCAGCACCCCAATCATCTCCATCAACTCCATCATTATAAGTATCAGCAGTACCAGACACAGCAGTTAACTCTCCATCCACCGTTTGCACACCGCCACCATCACCACCATCACCACCATCTTTTCCACCCTTACCACCTATAAGAGTACCGCTTGCTCCTCCACGTCCACCACCAGTACCATCGCTTCCATTCACATAGCTCATATTACCACTGCTAACTCCTCCATTACTTCCAGCGGAACAATCAGAAGCATCTTCACCTCTATTTATAATATGAAGATATCTATGATACGAATCTAAATCATCTCCTATAAACTCTATTTTATCTCTAACAAATAGTCTGAATCCATTTGTTTGTATTTCAATATCACCACCTCCTGGCTCATCAAAATCAATTTCTAATTTTTCTAAATATAAATCTCTTTTTAAATGTATGGCAACATCTAATATAGATGAATCACTCGGTCCATTTTCTACTTGAAACGGTTTATCTTCATAAGCAGGTGAAGTCGGACCATTGCTATCATAATAAACTTGATATCCTGCTCCATCCATACTCATTTTATAACCAGTAGAAGAATGATATCTTACTTTTATAGTACCATCTGCCCCATCTCCAAACATACGAGACTGTTCAATACACCATTCTTTAGTAGTTCCACCTTCACTTCTAATATAAACACCAGTTCCTCTAATTTTACCATCACTACCAAATGATATTGTAGCGTCTTCCCCCGTATCCGCGGACGCGCCTGCGTAAAATGAACTTACACTGCCTACATCGGCATGGGCTTCACCTTGTTGTACCAATCCTATTGTTTTACTTGCGTATGTACTAAATAATTTACTATCAGCTATTGTCCATCCATTTGAACCACCTATATATCCACTAGTTGCAGTAATCTTACCAGTTAAATATACATTCTCACTAAATAATCCATAACCAGACAAAGCAACAGAATCATATGTGATACCAGTTAATTTACCTAACCTAGCCTTTGTCTTATCAACATCCCTCCAATCTGCCCAAGAATCTACTTCATTAAATATATCTATAAACGGTGCTCCACTATCCTCAGATGTAATATATATACCACCTTGCCTGTCCTCATCGCTAGTACTACCTATCCTTACAAAATCTAATGGTAAATCAGTTGATGCTATTTCATCAGCACCTTCCAACTCTGCTTTAAATTCGTTGTCTTCTAATGAGGAACCACCAGAATTAGATGTTTCAGTAACAGTTGCCCTAACTCTTTTTATATAAGTAACTAAACCATCATCACTACCACTTCCACCAGTCCATTTCTGAGCAAGAATTAAATCTCCGTCTTTAAAATGTATAAAATTATTAGTATCATCAGCCTCCACCGTAAGCTTATATAAACCACTAGCACCTCCACTTAAATTTTCAGCTGCTACAACTTTATCAGCACTAGCTACTATAAGACTACCATTAGTAGCTCGTATTTGTTGAATAAGAAGTTCATATACTGACATTGTGCCTCGAACAATAAGATTATCAAACTCAGCACTGTACTCTTGACTACTAGAATCATAATCTATTCTCCATCCGTTACCAGCAAATCCACTGTCAGATGTAGAACTACCAAAAGATTTTTGATTTTGTATAGATACTTGCGTTCCTGTAGGATATATATTTAACTGTCCATCATTTGACACATTAAATGTCACGTAATTAGAAGAATCTTCAGATATTCTTAACTTTTCATCATTAGTAGTAGTAAATGTAGCTGTTCCACCTTTAACCGTACCAGTTGTAAGAAAATTCTCAGTTGTACTTGTCCAGTCTATATGCTCATTTGATACAAAATCTGTAAATGAATCATGTGATAATTCATATATATTATTTGGGCTAGAGATTGTTAAATCTCCGAATGTAGGGGTAGATGCTATCTTTACCTCTTGGTTAAAATGATACCCATCTGCTGTGTCTGCATTTAAATTAGAAACCTTAGTGCTCGATGTGACTGTAAAGGGAGATGTTCCAATAGCTATGTCACTGTGAAATTGCTCTGCCGTAATATCGAAAGAACCAGCATCCCAATCAGCAGTTAATTCTCTTGTTCCATCAGCCTTTATATAAGCAACATGATGATCTAAATTTAAACCGCTCAAATCACCATGCGCTAAAGTACCGCCACCAACACCACTTCCACCTCCTCCGCCACCACTTGAAATTATTCTTTGCACTGGCATTTTATCAGTAGAACTCATTGGAACCCAGTTGTCACCCTGTTTATAATACATCACAGTTCCAACCCCAGTTAAATTTCTATAAGTCCTATCCCCATCCTTTCCTTCATGCTGTTGAGGGGGTTGTGTCCCAAAAGTAGCCTGTTTAGACTTTTGATGTAATAATCTTCGTTCTTCTTTTGTTAATGACATTATTTCTTACTCTTTAGTCTATAAATTATAGCTATATCATTTACTTCAAAAGGAGTATCTACTACTGATCCTCCACTAGCAATATAAGAACCACCAGTTAATCCATGAAAAGTTACAGTTTCAGTAATTGTTGCTGTGGAATTTTGAGATGTTTCAAATTCTACAGCACTATTTATAGCAGTAACATATGTTCTTTGGTCACTTGTTGAGTCTGATGGAAAATTAGTACTAGTAAGATATGCCCCTATATAAGGAATAGTAGAACTAGCATGACCTACAACATTTTCTCCAGATGTTAAATTGCAACTTAAAGTTTGGTCAACATCTGACACTACTCTAAGTCTAAGCGAATAACAATTCCTTGCATCTGCCCCAAACTCAAATGAAGCTCTTGTCCAATCAGTTCGAAGTGGTAAAAAAACGCCAGTTGCAGAATTAAAAGTTTCACTACTATTTACTGCATACTCTACAACAGGAGGTCTGGGTCCAGATTTATACGATATATGTGCTTGATAAATTCTTTTTCTTGTACCAGTATCTCCAAAATCATAATTCTTTGTTGTCCAGTTAAGTTCTTTAGTTGCTAAAGCCCAATGTTTTAAATCAGCATCAGACTGCCACGATAAAGTACCAGTACTACTTTGCCCAGATTCAGAACCCTCCATAGCAATAGGCTCATCATCAAAAAGTACCCAATTAGTTATATTGTCTCTAAAGCTAAACTTATCTGTTCCTTTTGTCCAAGAACTCAATACGAAATCGTATATAAACACATCATTAACAGCGTTTTTAATAACCACTTGCCTTTTTTTCGGGATATAAAATAATGTTGCCTTTACCATACCAGAGTCGCCACTATTATTTGTTATAAAATTAAACCATTGCGTTTCAGTAATTAACCTTAAACCTTTTTTTTCAAGTAAATTAATAACCTGTTTACCATCATAAAAATAAACACCTACTCTATTAAATGAGCAAATACCAAAATCTGTTTTTGTAACATGATAAGGTTTAAGAACACCCTTAAAATTATATGTATCCTCTAAAAATTCAATGTTATCAGCTATATTAATTATAAATAAAGTATTCTCCTTATATTCAAGTATTCTGTCTGCATATGTCTCAAGTTTTATAATACTTTCACCATCATTAATTACAACATCTATCTTTCCAACCTTCTCAGGAAAACAATCAAATTTATTATATTGACTTTTTAGAAGTCTGTCTCCATGATGTTTACCATTTTGCTTTACATTTCCTATATATACTCTTCTTCCATGTACAACAGCAGTCTTGAATTGCGCAGAAGGATCATCTCCAAAAACACTATATCCATTTATAGATTGAAAGGTATCAACAAAATTTGCTGTATCTTGTTTCATATCATTCATTTGAGAATGTCTTTGAGCATCAGCATTACTAGAAAGATTAGTGTCATGCATATCCGAAACCACACTTGAATTATGCATGGCATATGCTATACTATCTTGTTCTGGAAACCATCTCCATCCATTTTCAAGAGCATCCCATTCTCCAACCAAATAATATTCAGGGCTGCTTTCCTCTGTAAAATAAATCCTACCACCAGTAATTCTTCTGTTGTAATTATAACTACTTCCTGTATTAGCACCTAAATTAAGATTCCAATCCATTGCCAGATTTCCACCAATTATATTAAAGCCTCCATCTCCATAAAATGCAACTTCATTCTCCATCTCCGTAGGATATGATTCTTGTTTTTCATTATCATATAAAAAAGTAGACCATAATTTATAATATCCAGAAGGATAACCAGACGGTTGAGAATCCGCAAGAACTGGACCACTTATATAAACATCAACAACAGCTGTTGAACGAACGACAACTTGAAGTTCCTGAACTTCACTATCATATGACTCAGAATTATCAACCCATGTTCCGTCCATAACTATAAAATTGTCTACATCTGCTTTTAAATCCTCTTTATATATTGTCCAAACCTTTCGGGGATCGGTAATAGGAGCTGCGTCTTGAAAATAAAAACGGACATATTCGATATTTGCTAAATCAGATTCAGAAACATGAACTCGTGCTAGTGCAATATTATTATCAGCAAAAGAAAAATAATCTGCAAAATTAAGTTCATATACACAGGAGAACAAATAGTCTGACCCTGTGCCCGCTGTTCTGACTTGATAAGACAAATACTTATCCTGAGTCTCGTCAAACCACGGACCAGATTCTATCTGATTAGCACTCCAATCCCCTGAAACATCTGATGAGTGTATAGTACCACGAATTGTAGATAGCCAACCAGCATCATCATCGTGAGTAATTAAAGCACCCCTTCGATGGGGAGCGTACATTATATTAATACCGCCATTACCATTTGTTGACCATGCCGATGATTTGTCTCGGATATCAGCACCTATTAAATAGGGCGCAGGGGCACACAATGAATGTGCATCTGCTGGCGCAGTTAATTCAGCAGCTTCTGTTCGCCATCCCACTACTTGATCTGCTTCTCCATCAGTAATTAAACCGTTAAATCTTATTTCCTCTTGCATAAAAAACACTTTAGTATCTTGTGCAAAAGTCTCATCACCTACTCTTAACATACCATTAACAGAATAATAAACTGGTGTTATTGCACCACTTAATGATATTACTGGATCAGCAGATGCAGGGTCATTCCAACTATATCTTGATGAAGTTTCTCTTATCAATATTCTATTGTTTTTACCGCCATCATAACAGAATAAAAATGTTCTATTAGAAGCAGACCCAGCAAAATTAAAGTCTGTCCCCATAATAAATAATCCATAATTAGTTGTAAATGGATCAGTGTCAATATTAACTGAGTTACTATCCTCATTACTATCAGCAGCAATATCACCTGGGACAGTATATACACTACTGCCATTGGTGGTAATTCTCCCTACTGTATCTAAAGAAACATTATCTGATACAGATAACTCAATATCACTTATATCTTTAGGATCAGAGGCAGTATTTAACCCTCCATGAAAAGCTTTTATTTGATGAACAAACTTTCCCATTTAATTACGAATCTCTATATGAACTAAATCATCAAAAGAATTATCCTTAGTTTCACCGTCTCTGTCCCAATCCCCGCCCCAACGAAGTTTCAAATTCAATACATGACCAATTCCAATTAGTAATCCACCCATATAATGCATCCTATCACGGTCAGACCAGTCAATAGGATATGGAGCAAGGTCCACGGCGTTACCAAGTTGATGCTGTCCTTTTTTCTTAATTCCATCAATTTTGCTTTTACCATTTTTAAAATACTCCTGTTGTTTTTCAGCAGACCTTACACCCTCAATAATGGTAACATCCATTATCTTGATAAGTTCATTAAGGACGCTAACTAATCTACTGTCTACGCCTTTTAATCTTTCCCGACTTCTTTTTCCGAATCTTGGCATTTAATTTCCTTTTTTTAGGAGGTCTTCCCATAGTCGAACCATATGTTCCAGGTCCACTAGGCATTAGTTATCCGAACGTAAACCACGAACAAACTCTTGTATTCCGTGAGCTACAACATTGTCAATTGCATCAACCAAATAAGGCTCGACGGTTTTATTCCAAACCCTCTTTGTCCATTTGAATTTTGCCAATCCTAAAGTACAGGTTACTCCTGCACCATACATCAACACACCAAACTTTGCCTTAATTGTAACATTCGGTATCTTTTTCAACGCCCATGCAACTCCGACAGCCACAACCCCACCTGCTGCATATTGTACTGCTTCTACTCCAAGTTTTGCTGCTATCCATTCCATATTATTATCCTTTTTGTTTTGTTAAAAAATTATCCGATGCATTCAATAGCGAGGAGACGTAAGAGGCGATTGGGAAGCTAAAGAACACATCGGATTAAATTATTCCCAATGCTTTTAAAACTATAGGTGTAAAAAAACTTATAACTCCAACAATTGTGTATATCTTAATTTTAGAATCTTCAAGAATTCTTATTCTTCCATTTTGTTTACTAAGATTGTTATCTATATTACCAAGATGCTTTTCTATTTTTGGTAGACATTCGTCTAATATAGTTTCAATTCTTATAATTCTACCATGTAGATCATCTCTGTATTTATTTAATTCTTTGTGGTTCATCTTCCATTAATCCTAAATAATTGACCCTTCATTTTCTTCACTATATCATCAACAATATAAACCACATCAATATCATATGATGTAGAAGTATTATTTTTCTTTAGTACTATCTTTTTCTTCTTTATCTTTTCTACTGTCATTTAAATCATCCTCTAAAGCTTTTAAAAAGCTTAACTTACAAAACCCGTATTGGTCGACATCAAATTTTGCCTGTCTTAATTTTCTATCTATATCACCAATATGATTAATTAACGATTTCTGCTTCGTAGTTAAATCATCTTCTTTGTAATTCTTACCAAATAGGTTTAACCCTTTATCATCTAGTTTCTCTTCCATTATTAATCTTCTACATCCCAAGTGCTAACTAATGTTTGTGCTTCAGACTTTGTCAGTATGGAATTGTTGGGATAATCCATATCATTCCCTAAGTCTTTCATAGCCGATAATTCTCCTGTCAGCATACTGAACTCACCCTTTACAATTACCAGACTGCCGTCAGGCTTGACTCTGGGTGCACCTAATTTACCCCTGAACGTACTTTCTTTCCAAGTAGGAGCGTAGGCTTCAGTCGGGTTAGACTCAACCTTCTGGAGCAATTCTGCCTTTAAGTCACCTGAAACATAAGAAAGGTTATTGCTGTCCATCCAAGCTTTAATCTGTGTTTTAGTGTTAGAATTTGTAGGTCTATCATCTGCAAATACCTTCCATCCCAGCTTTGGCTGTAGTACGCTTGGTACTGCTGATTCGTAAGTTGTCTTTTTCAGACAGATATAAAGTTCATAATGTGCCATAATATTTCCTAATTTTTATGTTTTGATTTTCCGTGTTTATAATTTTTAGTGATTTCTGGTTCTGATAAAATTCTATTATAAATTTTTACTTCATCTATACTTCCGTCAAATGTATTTGCACCTGCATCTCCTCCTATATATAAAGTTTGAGCCACATCTGTTCCATAATTGCCAACACTATCTGTTGTAAAAAATGATTTTGAAACAGTATCAAGATATATAATGGGGCGATATGAACTACCAGCACCACTTGAATCATAGGTGACTACTACATGATGCCAAGTACCTTTTATAATATCTCTGTTTGATATTTCATAACCTCCGTCCGTTCCACTAAATTCAGTAATAAAAAATATTTTCCATGTATTGCTTCCATTTTCAGCAGTCATATACAATCGCCACCCATTACCAGAAGTCCTTTTATGAAATACTCTTGCTGGTGATTCTCCAGCACTGTTCATTTTAATCCAAGCCTCTATAGTTCCTCCACCATCAAAAATGTCACCTAACGCACTGCTACTTCCTACATCCACATAGTTAGAAGTCCCATCAATCTCCAGCCACCCAGAATTGGGATGGGTTAAAGGAAAGCCTAATAAATCTTTGCCAGAGGTAGTGCCTTCTGGGAGGAGGATTGTGTCTGGAGAACCAGCAGGAGTGCCATCATCAGTTCCTGGATTCTTTAAATTTGACCAAGTACCAGTTCCTGTATTTCTATAATAATTTGTTAATGTGGGACTGCCTGTTAATGTACTTCCGTCTAAATCAAATGGAGCTCCATCATTGAATAATTCCTGTACTTGTGTAAGAGAAAGTTCATCAGTAAATATTGCAACTTCATTTATAATACCTTCAAAATGTCTTGTCAATACTGGTTGTAATCTTCCAATAAATAAAGTATTAACAAATGTGCTTTGGGTATATTCGCTTGTATCAGTATCAGCTTGTAATGCACCATTTAAATACATTTTTATTGTTGTATAGCTACCAGATAAACTCCTTGTACATACAACATGATACAAAGTGTCTGTACTTATTACTGAATCTGAATATATATGATATGTACTACCTCCCCCACTCCCAGAAAATTGTAATTTACCATTCTGATTAAAAACAATACTTACCCTATGGGAACCTGTAGTACCATTACATAATATCCCATCATCCACACCCACAGTAGTTGCATTAAACCAAACCGAATAGGAAGCAGTAGGTGCAGTAATCTCTGATACAGTTCCACAACTTACTACATCATTAACCCCATCAAACAAAATCGGT